CTGGTATGGATGGAACGACGACGCGGCAAGACTAGCCGCGATCCTAGATCGAACACAAAGTGACGTCTGGCTAGTAGACCGCCCATCCGTTAGCGAGCTACACCCGACAACAAAACCAATCGAGCTGATCATGCGAGCTATCGATAACAGCAGCAGACCGGGATCAATCATCCTTGAACCATTCGGAGGAAGCGGATCAACACTGATCGCCGCAGAGATCTCGGGAAGACGAGCTAGAGTGATTGAACTTGACCCCGCATACTGCGACGTCATCGCACGCAGATACCAGGAGTCAACCGGAGACATGCCAAAGCTCAACGGAGAAGACAAAGACATGATCATCGACGAACCAGAAGACGATAATGGCTAAACCTGGACCACAACCAACACCAACTCACCTGAGAGTCGTACGCGGAGAACGAAAGGACCGCATCAACACACAGGAACCAAAGCCCAAGAAGAAGAAGCCGAAATGCCCAGACTTCCTGAGCGACGAAGCAAAGGTGATCTGGAGGAGAACGGCAAAGCAGCTAGAACAGATGGGGATGCTATACGAAGCAGACCAAGACATCTTGGCAGCATACGCAAATGCGGTCCAGAACTACGTGAAAGCAAGCGAGCTCGTAGATCGCTCAGGAGTTCTCATCAAAGGTCGAAGGGACGGGGTAGTCACAAACCCAGCCGTTCGTGTACAAAGGGACAGCGCCACACTGATCCGAATGCTTGCCGGCGAATTGGGTCTAACCCCATCCGCAAGGACACGACTGAAGGCGGACCAAAATGACACAGACGACTTCCTCGACTAATGAAATCGAGTGGACTAGACCAGCTCACACGTCGGCAGGCAAGTATTTACCAGAAGGAGCATACTACGATGAGGATGCAGCAGACCGAGCGGTCCAGTTCTTCGGATTACTGAAGCTAGTCGAAGGGCGCGGCGCCGGCGAACGCTGGGATCTGATGCCCTGGATGGAATACGAAGTGATTAGACCCCTCTTCGGATACAAGAGAGCTGACGGCACGCGCCTCTATCGAACTGTGTGGTTAGAGGTGCCTCGCAAGAACGCTAAAACTACGCTGGCAGCAGGACTAGCACTCTATGGGCTCGTCGCCGACGGAGAACCGGGAGCACAGGTCTACATGGGAGCTCGAGACCGCCACCAAGCACGCATCTGCTTCGAATTAGCACGCAAAATGGTCCAGGCATCGCCGTCACTGAGAAAAAGATGCCGAGCGGTTAGATCTTACATCGAAGTGCCAGACACCGGCAGCGTACTTCGCACAATATCAGGAGAAGCCCTGGGCCAACACGGATTCAACGCGCACATCGCTGTGCTAGATGAGGTCCACGCACACAAAAACAGAGATATTTGGGACGTAATGGCAAGCTCGGTGGGAGCCAGAAGGCAACCAATCGTAATCGGGATCACAACAGCGGGCACATATGATGTAAACCACATCGCCTGGGAGCAGCACGACTACGCAGTGAGAGTGGCATCAAACGAGCTCGACGATCCATCCTACCTAGCCGTGATCTACGGCGTAGAACCAGAGGATGACTGGACAGAACCAAAAATCTGGAAAAAAGCAAACCCATCAATGGGCGTGACAATCATGCCAGAGTTCTTCGAGGACGAAATCAGAAAAGCTAAGGTTAGCCCGGCCAGACAGACATCATTCGAGCAGCTCTACCTCAACAAATGGACAAGAGAAGTCTCGCGCTGGATCAATATGGACTCATGGAGCACATGCGGGGAAAAACCAATCGACATTGAGGCCTACAAAGGCCGGGCATGCTTCGTGGGACTCGACCTATCATCGACAACAGACATCTCCGCCCTTGTGCAAATCTTCCCAGAGGAGGACGGAAGCTTCACGGTCTACCCACGCTTCTGGATCCCAACGGACAACCTGGCAGACAGAGAGCGCCGAGACCGGCTTCCATACGGACAATGGGCTGCAAGCGGCCACCTCAATATGACACCGGGCAACGTAATCGACTACAGATTCATCAAACACGAGATCGAGCAGATGGCAACAGACTTCCATATCCTGGAGTTGGCCTACGATCCGTGGAACTCAACGCAACTAGTGGTTGAGCTGGCCGAACAGGGTCTTAGAGTGGCACCAACGCGTCAAGGATTCGCCACAATGTCGGCCCCAACCAAAGAACTTGAGAGATTGATCGTCTCAGGGCAGCTGAGCCACGGAAACCATCCCGTATTGGCGTCACACGCGGACGCGGCACTGGTTTCAACAGATCCGGCTGGTAATCTCAAACCTGACAAGGCGAAGAGCACAGCTCGCATCGACGGTCTGGTCGCCCTCATCATGGCGCTCAACTCCGCGATGCTGGCAGGCACGTCGTTGACCGGAAAATCCGTCTATGAGGAACGAGGAGTAGAGCTACTATGAGCATTATCGTCACAGCAACCACGGTCGGAACGGCCGCAACACAGATTATCTTGGTGGAGGACTTCGCCGCAGCAGCAAAAGACGGACGGGTAACATACGAGATCCTGAACAACGGAAACACCACAATCTGGATTGGTGGGGATGACTCAGTCACCGATTCAACAGGAACCCCACTGCCAGCCGGTGGAGCAAGAACACTAGACCTGCGTCTTGGAGCAGCCGTCTACGCAATCTCAACAGCGGCCAGCCAAGACGTCCGCATCTTGGAGGTTCGATAACATGGATAGCTCATTCTACTCACCAGGTGGAGCCGGCGCAGCTGCAGACACCGATGCATACACACTATTTCGCAAGATCAATGTATCAAGCACCTACGAATGGGTCTCACCCACAAGCGTAGGAGGTTCTACATCTCAGTACACTCAAATGCGTGGCGGGTGGGCAGTTCCAGTACAGTTCGCTCAACCAACATCAGTCTCAGACATTATCATCCCGATCTACGACCTAAACCTTAGTGGCACAACCCCGTGGGGACAGCCGGCCATCAATGCCGGCGTCACAATACAGATCAACCTATGGGAAACAGACGATAATGGAATGCCAACCAACCACCTCGACGTTCTTCAAACACAAGAAAAGACTGTCACAGGTGGGGGCAGAGAGACAATCGTCGTCCCGGTCAACAGATACTTCGAAGCCAACAAGAAATACTGGCTTGGATTCGTACACACATTCGCGGCGGCCAACAAAGATCTCAACCCAAACTCGACCTACGACATAGTCGAAGGAGAAATCGTTCCAGGATCAACGGCACAGCTATTTACACCTCTCGCATTCTCACTCGCAGAGACAAACCAATACCCATTCGGAGCCGGTCTGATTATCTCGCAAGGAGATGAGGACAATGGTCAACAAGTATTTACGAACAGCGCAAACGTAAGCTACGGTCCGCTCTACAACTACGATGATGATACAACGGCCCGAGATCTATTCACCGAATCCCCAGGAGGATCATGGAATCCTACCTATGACTTCATAACAGATAGATCTCACGACATCAAGGGAACAAACAACGGCTATGTGTTCTACTTCCGGGCGAACATTGACTAGAGCATATAAGCGCCTCGCATACACGAAGCGAGTGCTCGTAAACCTGAAATCAGGCGCCGCGTTCCGTGGCAACCTGACAAAGGAAATAGGGCAGCTCATCGTGATCCAATCAGCGGAGTACATCGAACCCGGAGCAGAGGCAATCTCAGCGCCAGGCGAGATCATCATCGAGAAATCGAACATCGAGTTCATTCAAATCATCGGAGGGTAAGGGATGGCAATCGTTCAGAACGGAGACGGTCTGCTGAACGTGCGGGCAATTTCACCGATGTCGTCGCTCATTAGCGGCAGCATCAAGCTCTTTGACGACCGCATGATCGACTACGCGGAGCTCTATAAATCTCAACACGAGGTTCGCACAGTCATTGACTTCCTAGCACGCAACATCTCGCAGATCCCTCTACACGCCTACCGCCGCGTCTCAGACAACGAGCGCGAGCGAATCACGGGCAGCGACCTAACCAATGCGCTAGAGCACCCAGACGTCTACGTCACACGCTCACGCTGGATGGAAGCATTAGTCAAGGATCTCTGCATCTTCGACGAGGCAATCCGGATCAAGGTCCGAAACGCAGATGGCAAGATCGCCCTAGTGCGAGTGCCCCCAACGATGGTCAAACCGATCGGAACAAACTGGCTGCGCCCGGACGGATATGAGATCATTGGCAAAGAGACAACCCTCCGTTACACCAGAGACGAAGTCATTCACATTCACGGCTACGATCCAAAAGACCCTCGCAAGGGACTTTCGCCACTGGAAACACTGCGCCAGCTCATGGCAGAGCAGTACGCAGCAGCAGAACACCGCGAAGGATTGTGGAAGCAGGGAGCCAGAGCATCCCTAGTAATCGAGCGACCATTGGGAGCACCAACCTGGTCTGACACAGCTCGCTCTAGATTCAGAGCCGAATGGGATTCAAGCTACACAGGCGGCAAGAACGCCGGTAAGACAGCAGTACTAGAAGAGGGCATGGTGGCAAAGCCACTCGAAACCTTCTCACCACGCGATTCACAGTTCCTAGAAAGCTCACAACTAGCACGCGAGATTGTAGCAGGAGCATATGGAGTGCCAATCGGCCTACTCGGACTAGGGGCATCAACCTACGCTTCATTGAGCGAGCAGAACAGACAGCTCTACCAGAACGCATTAGCTCCGTGGCTGACGCTGATCCAGGAAGAACTAGAAGCCCAACTTTTGCCTGAGTTCAACTCACCAGACACATACCTCGAGTTCATGCTAGCCGACAAGCTCAAAGGCAGCTTCGAAGAGCAAGCAGCCGTCCTACAGGCATCAGTTGGAGCACCCTATCTAACAAGAAACGAAGCTCGAGCACGACTGAACCTCTCAGCGATCGCTGGGGGAGATGAACTGGTTACCCCTCTCAACGTAATGATCGGAGGGCAAGCAAGCCCACAAGATAGCGTAAGCGACGAACGCATTTTGGGAAGCAGCGCTGCACAACCCCCAAAAGGTAAAGCGGCCTTAGGCCGCGACACCTACGTTCAGGTCCGCAAAGAAGCAACAGAAGAGCTCAACACCATATTCAGATCAAACCTGAATAGACAACGCAAAGCCGTCCTGAGTAAACTCGGAGCACAGAAGAGCGAAATCGCTCACATAAAGGCAAACGCTGGACGTATCTACGACCGAGCAAGATTTGACAAAGAGCTAGCAAAGGATCTGGAGCCAGCGCTAAAGCGAACCGCAAAGAAATCAGCAGCCACAGTAGGAACATGGGACGTTGACAATGCCGAAAACTGGCTAAAGGCCGTGGCTCTTTCGACGGCAAAAAGAGTGAACAAAGCAACAGAGGCCAGGATTGCTTCCAGCCTCCAAGACCTAGAAGACGACATGGATGCGATCGACGCACTGGACGGCCTATTTGACGACATGACTGACAACGATGTTGTCTCAGCGTCATGGACCGTAGCATCATCAGTGGCAAACTTCGCACGAAACGAAAGCGCAACAGAGAACGGTCGCAGAATGAAAACCTGGATAGTCACCTCGGGCAATCCAAGAGCATCACACGCAGCGCTAAACGGAGAAAGCGTTCCAGTCACCGGGAACTTCTCGAACGGAGCACGCTGGCCGGGAGATCCGGATCTAGATGTAGACGAGACGGCAAACTGCGCATGCATTTGCGACTTCGGAGACTAGAATGGCCAACACAAAACTAGAAGATGGTGACTTCGTAGCACCAGAAGGAGCTCAAGAAGAGGCTCTGCTAGGCCTTCGATGGAGAGAAGAATACAAACGCGGGGGGACCGCAATCGGAGTAGCTAGAGCAAGAGACATCTCAAACGGAGCAAACCTGTCACGAGACACAATCCAGAGAATGGTCAGTTACTTTGCCCGGCATGAAGTCGACAAACAAGCCGAGGGATGGTCAAGGGGAGAAGCAGGATACCCGTCAGCAGGCCGAATCGCCTGGGCGCTCTGGGGCGGAGATCCGGGAAGATCGTGGGCAGAGGGTCTCCAAAGGCGGATTCAAGAAGAGCAAGACGGTATTGAAGAAGAGAACCAAGAGAGCACCAATACAAACAAGGAGGCTAGAAGCCATATGAACGTAAAATCATTCCCAGTTGACACCATTGAGGTGAAAGCAGCAGCATCAGACATCGCGCCTAACGGAGAGTTCACGGCGCTAGTAAGCGTGTTCGGAAACACCGACCTAGTCGGAGACCGGGTGATGCCCGGAGCATTCGCAAAAAGCCTTGCAGCCTACGCGTCAGCCGGAAAGAACCTCCCGATCGTCTGGTCACACGACTGGGGAAACGCAGAATCATTCATCGGAAAGACGATAAGCGCCGAAGAGACCGAGGATGGCCTACTGATCCGTGGAGCCTTCTTTGACACACCAAGAGCTCAAACAGTGCGCACGCTCCTAGCCGAGCGAGTGGTCAACGAGTTCAGCTTTGCCTACGACATCCTAAATGAACAAAAAGGATCAGACGGAGTAAACGAACTTCTCGAGCTAAGCATCCTTGAGGCCGGGCCAACGCTGAAAGGCGCAAACCCAGCCACACAGCTCATAGCAGCAAAATCGGCAGATATCAACAGTAAAGCCGAACCAGGCGAATTGAGCGAAGGATCCTATGTAGAATGGGAGGATGGCTACGGCCGCGTTGAATACATCATGACAGAGGGAACCTTTGGCGTCGAGGGCGACGAGCTCAGCCCGGTAGCCTCACCAGAAGACCCACTAGCCCTGGTTCGCATCTTCCAAGAAACAGCCGAAGGCTACATCCCAACAGATCTATTTACAGCATTCCGCTTCTCAGAGCTTCAAACAAGCGAAGAAAAGCAGGCCAAGAGCGCAGCTGGCCAGAGAGTTGTGAACGCAAAGGCAGGGCGCACTCTGTCTACGAAGAACGAGAATCTCGTCAAGCAGGCCAAAAACCTACTCGAAGAGGTGATTAGTTCGCTCGATACACCGGCAGATCCTGCCAAGTCTGAGGAACCCATTGAGGTCAAGGCCGAGGAGCAGGGGATGGATCCGGGGATCGCGGCAACACTCATCGAACTCACCGAGCTCGATGCCGATCTCTAAAACCAACCCAACAGGAGAAAATATGAAGCACCTGATCGAACAAGCTAAGCAGCTTGCGGCAGTTGCAGCTGAAGAAGGACGCGCTCTCACATCAGAAGAGCGTGAAACCGTCGAAGCCGCAATCTCTGGCGCAAAGGCTGTCAAGGCAGACAACGAACTCCGTAAAGCAGTAGACACACTCGGTTCAGAACTCGCTGGCGCACAGGTAGAAGATACCACAACGTCAACAGCTCGCACACCGGGCGCAAAGCTCTTCGCAGACCCAGCATTCAAGAGCTGGATCGCAGAAGCAAACCGCAACGGACAACCAGACGTAAAATCACTAGTAAACTCACCATCAGTAGCAGTCGGTGGAATCAAGGCAACACTCCTTGGATCATCAGACACATCAGCAGGATCATTGATCACAAACGATCGATATGCTCCAGTTGGTATTGCCTACGGTCGCGGTGGCCTAAACGCACTCAACCTCGTCACAATTGGTTCAACAACCTCAGACGCAGTTGACTTCGCTCGCGCAATGCGCATTACAGGCGGACAGTCTGTAAACGCAGCTGCTCCAGTCGCAGAAGGAAACTCAGCCGCAGAATCAACACTGACGTTCGTCAAGGACACAGCAGTAGTTCGCGACCTACGTACTTTCATCCCAGCTTCGACTCGCGCATTAGCAGACGCAGCTCAACTTGAGACGATCGCCAACAACTTCCTCACATATGCAATCCAGGAAGAGCTTGAAGATCAAATCATCAACGGAAACGGCTCAGGCGAGAACATGACTGGTATTTTCAACACCGGTTACGTCCAAGCACAGGCCTACGACACAGACATCATCACATCAATCCGCAAGGCGATCCGCAAGGTGGAAACAGTTGGCAACAGCCGCTCAACCGCAGTGTTGGTTCACCCAGAGGACAATGAGAAGATTGATCTCCTACTTGATGCAAATGACGCGTACTACTTCGGTGGACCGGCAGTGACATCAACACCTACGATCTGGGGACTCCCTCGCGTCGTATCTTCCGCAGTGCCAGTAGGAAACGCCATCGTTGGCGACTTCCGTAAGGCAATCATCTGGGAGCGCCAGCCGCTAACAGTGTCACTGTACCCACAGCACAGCGACTATGCTATCAAGGGCCTCGTAGCTCTCGTAGCACAAGCACGCGCTGCGTTCGGTGTCATTCACCCAGAAGCGTTCTGCACGGTCGACCTGACCGCGTAGTCTAAGCTTCAAAGACGGCCCGGTCGAGGGATGGCGAAGGCCACCTTCACCGGGCCGTCTGCGTGAAACCCTAATCAAACCAAAGGAGAACAAATGTCAATCGTAATCGTAGAAACAGAACCAGGCACCTTCGTACGCCTTCCAAAAGCTGAAGCAGATCGCCTAGGTCTGGTAGCAACCGAGCTAAAGCCGATCCTTCCTCAGAAGAACAAGGCAATCAAGCCCGGCAAGACCAAGAAGGCAGCCGAAGTTCCAGCAGAGAAAGCGGTAGAAGTTCCAGTTGAGGAGGCCGCGCAGGACGAGGCCTCCGATGAGTAATCTCGCCAACCAAGCAGCCCTAGAAGACTGGCTCGGCCGAACCGTAGATAGCGGTGCGGCAGACCAGGCTCTCACAATCGCCAGCGACACAGTTCGAGCTTACTGCGGGCATAGCATCACACAGATCCTGAACGATGTAGCAATCCTGGACGGCAGCGGAACAAGCACAATCATGCTCCCTGCCATGCCAATCAACGGGATTGACCTTATCGAAATTGATGGAGAAGAACTCGACGACTCCAAATACAAGTGGAGCCGAAAAGGGTGGGTTCGCCGAACAGACGGCATCCTATGGCCAACACTACCGGGATCGATCAGCATCACCTACAACCACGGATACGCAACAACACCGGGCAGCATAACCGGAGTCGTACTAGCACTGGCTGGGCGGATTGTGGACGGCTCATCAGGAATCAAGCAAGAAACCATCGGAAGCTACTCGGTCACATACGGAGACCCATCGCCGGTTCTCCGTGCCAACGAGCAATCCGCACTAGACGCCTACAGGGTGACCCTGTGAGCTTTCACGCCCTCCTGAACAAGACAGCAGACCTATACCGACTCACAGGAGACTCAGATAGGTATGGAAACCTCGTAAATGAGTTCGAGCTGCAGGAATCAGCAATCCCGGTCCGAATCGATTCAGGATCCTCAACCGAACCTGGGGAGAGCGTGAATACAACACTAACAAATGCAAGAGCATACACGGCATACACAGGAATCATCCCCTTCGACGAGCTCGAGGTAGACGGGGAGCGTTGGCGCGTCATTGGAGACCCGCTGCCACGCTACACACAGAGCACACTACACCACTACGAGATAGCGGTCGAAAAGGTAGACGTATGAGTAAGCCAGAAGGCTTCGAGTTTGTGGCATTCGACTTCGACGTAGTCTGGTCCGCCCTAAGCAGATCAACGCAGCTCAGAAACCACGTAGAAAACATTGCGAAACAGCTCGAGAACGAAGCAACAAGCCTAGCCAGAGCGGTAGCCTACGACGAAGGATACTACGCAGATCTGTTCACTTCCCAGGCAACGACATCCCAAGAGATCCGCAGAGAGTTCCAAAACACATATGACAAGCGCAGAAACCGTCGACGTCGAGGCACAAACAACCGGCTAATTGACGCCCCGACGGTCCAGGGTGAGGACGGAAAGCCGGTCAAGATCAAGGGCGATCCAGATGGCAGCGAGTACAAAGGATCCGTCGGCATCGTAGCCAACACAGACTTCAAGGCAGTATGGGTAGAATACGGCAGCATCGCAAAGGGGCCACGCTTCGTTATGAGCAAGGCAGCCGAAACTGTCGCTAACTCAAACGGTGGGGAGTGGGAGCCGTTATACTCCAACACACACGAGCAAAACCTCGGCGAGTTAGGCAGCAAGATCAGCGCCGGACGAACCAAAGGCAACAAGGGAGATAAGAAATGACATATGGTAAAATCCCAGACTTCGAGGCGATCATAGTGGCAGTCCTCAACGATAGCACGGCGATCTCCGCCCTAGCAGGACCCGGATCAGCTGGCACGGAGCTTCCACCAGACGCAATACTCCCGCGCATCAGAGTCACACTATCAGGCGGACGACCAACGGTGCGTGGATGGCTCCATGCTCCCCGCGTGACCATCGAGGCCTGGGCGACAACCAAGACAGAAGCGTTCGATCTGATCGCAGAAGCATGCCTTGTATTGGAGAATGACGTCGAAGGGGCACAGTTCACCGAAGGGGTAGTGACCTCAATGACTCAGGAGACTGGGCTATCATGGTCGCCAGACCCAGCTACGAATACACCGAGATACCTCGTAGGCTTCGTAGGGCACGTTCACCCACAACCATAGGAGACCCATCAATGACAGCAAACGCCTCACAGGTAGTAGTTGGCTCAGGCGGAAAGGTATATGTCGCACCAGTAGGCACGGCAGAACCCAACACAGCCACAGAAGCGCTCAACGCAGCCTATCTAGATCTAGGCTACATCTCAGAAGACGGCGTATCAGCCTCATTCGGAGTTTCAGTCGAAGACATCAACGCATTTCAATCACTTCTTCCAATCCGCCGCGTGGTCACAGGCCGCACAGCAGACGTAAGCTTCACCTGCCGCCAATGGAACGCAGACACATTCTCACTAGCACTAGGCGGAGGATCCTTCGACGTATCAGGCGGATCAACCTACCTCTTCTACCCACCAGCAAACGGTGACGCGCTCGCAGAGAACGCAGTCATCATCGAATGGAACGACGGCAGCAAGAACTACCGCCTCGTGATCCGTCGCGCCGTGGTAACAGACGCAGTAGAAACACAGATCGTACGCAACGCAGCAGCTGACCTACCAGTCACGCTAAGCGTTCTAGGATCAGAAGCTACAGACGCCTGGTACCTCATCACAGACGACGACGCGTTCGACACAGGAGCTTAGTAGATGAGCCGCGTAATCGATCTCGATGCGGCCCGCGCAGCAAGAGCAACAGCACAAGCTGAAGCACCTGTAATCAAGTTCGGTGGAGAGGAATATACCCTTCCAATCGAACTGCCGTGGAGCATCGTCGAAGCAGCATCCTCATCAAACACCAGCGAAATCGTCAACGCCGTCAAATCCCTGCTGGGTGAGCAGTGGACCACATTCGAAGCAACCGGAGTCTCCGTTGCCGACATGACGACATTGATCGAAAGCATCGCAGGGGTGTATTCAACAGACTCGGGGGAATGATCGGCCTCGGCCATCTCGTAAAGCAACATTACGGGGCGGTCGAGGCGGACTGGCGTAGGTTCTACGGCAGAAGCCTCAAAAACGATCTCTGGGGTGCCGAGTATTTGTGCGCCCGAGAAATCACATCGATGCTTCGTTGGCTTCCACCTGAAGCCGCCATTTGGCGAGCAGCAGGAACAAGCTGGACGACAGACAACGAACTACAAGCAGCAACGGTAGAGATCCTCGATTCCTTCATGCGCTTGTTCATCCAGGTAAACTCAAAGCCAGGCGGCCAGAAACAAAAGCCGCTGCGCATTCCACGTCCCTGGGACAAGAGTGAAAAAGAGCAAGTTCGGCGCACTACTCTATCAGAGATGCTAAGCAATGGGCTCGCCGTACGCAGGCCAGCTCCCAAAACTGAGGGTGGTGAGTAATGGCCGGTATTGAAGCAGGTATACTAAACGTACTCATTGCACCCAAGCTCGTATCAGACTTCGCTTCCAAGCTCGGCATCGACCTCAAAGACGGCGTCGGAGATGCCGGAGAGAAAGCCGGGGAATCTCTAGGCAAGAGACTCGGCGAGGGGTTCACAAAGACCGGCAAGGATCTGACCAAGAAGGTCACCGCACCGATCGTAGCAGGATTCGGCCTGCTTATTGCCAACGCCCTCAAAGTTGACGAAGCATTCGACACGATCCGAGCACAGACCGGCAAAACCGGGGCAGAAGCTGACAAGCTCCAGGAGTCCTTCAAAAAGGTAGCATCAAACTCGGCAGCGCCGCTCAACGAAGTCGCCGATAACATCGCCAAGCTCAGCGTCCAGTTTGAGAACCTTTCCGGTAAGCCGCTAGAAGCGCTATCTACCGCATTCATCCAACTCAAAGAGGTTACAGGAGAGGCCCTAGACGAAAAGGCCTTCGCAGACGTAGCCAAGAGATTCAAGATCCCAGCAGACAAGCTAACCGGAAGCCTAGATCAACTCCTTCGAGGAAGCCAACTCTCAGGCATCGGCATAGGTCAACTCACATCTTCTCTAGAGACCAACGCAGCAGTTCTGACCGAGCTAGGCTTCGATTACGTGGAATCAATCGCGCTTATCGGAAAGCTTGAGAAGGCGGGATTCAACGCAGCTCAGGTTCTCGGCGGCCTGCGCAAAGCATACCTCACCGCGATCGGCGCGGATGATGAGGCAGCTGTCGCTACCGAAAACATAGCAAAAGCAACCGATGACAGAAGCAAGGCCGAGGCCGAACTAGCAGTGGCACAGTTGCGTCTACAAGAGCTGCAAGCCAAAGGCCTACCGGGAGCAAAAGAAGCAGGCAAAGAACAAGAACGAATCGCTAAGATCACTGCGCAGATCACAAAGAAAAAAGAGGACCTCGCCCTTGCTGAACTAAAGCTGCAGGAGCTGTCTCAGGGCAAAGGCCCAGCAAACGCAGCCGCGGCACAGCTAAAAATCCAAGAGAAGCTGAGACTGAAGACTGCCGATCTACAGATCGCTCAACAAAAACTAAACGAGAAGCTGGCTGATCCCAAAGCAGCACAGTCAGCAGTGTCGGCTGCCAGACTTGCGGTAGAGAAAGTAACCAGCGAGATAGCGTCACTGAAGGCAGAAGCAGCCAAGCCCGTTGAACTGAAGTTCGCACCAGACAGCGCAGTAGCAGCTGCTCAGCTAGCAGCAAAAAGAATCAGAGACGACATCGCTCGCCTAGAGACGGACGCAGCAAAGACCTCAACAGGCAGAGGATCGGGCGCAGCCGGAAGTGAGATCCTTGCCCAGCAGAACAAGATCGCCGAACTCCAAGCAACCATTGATGCTGCCAACGGGCAAATCGTCAATGGACAAACAGAGTTGGCTAACGCCGCCAAAAAGAGCGGAATCAGCATTGGCGAGTTCACACTAAACGCTATCGCCGACATCAAGAAACTCAGCGAAGCGGGAGATGAGGCAGCCGCCAACGCAAGGGCGAAAGAGCTGTTCGGCCGATCCGCACTCGAAGTTCTGCAGGGAATTGAAGCCGGAGCATTCGACTTCACAGCACTCGCAAAAGAAATCGAGTTCGGCACAGAGACCGTAGGAACGGCTTTCGCGGCAGTAGTAGACTTCCCCCAGCAACTAGAGATCTTCCGCAACCGACTTTCAATCGCACTACAGCCAATCGGAGCGCAACTCTTTCCGGTGATTGAGAAATCGATCGCGACGGTGCTGCCACTGGTAGAGAAGCTCATCAATCTCTTCACAAGCCTACCAGACGGCGTGCAGACAACGATTCTGGTCCTAGCTGGTCTGGCAGCGGCAGTGGGACCAGTGCTTGTAGGAATAGGCCAGATGATCACAGCATTCGTAGCCCTAACAGCATCGCAAGCAGCGTCAGCAGTGGCAGCAACCGTTCTTCGAGTAGCGCTAGCTGCAATCGGAATTGGTCTAATCATCGCGGCAATCGTTCTCCTGATCCAGAACTGGGACACCGTCAAAAAGGTCAGCCTCGCAGCCATCGAGAAAATCAAAGAAGGAATCAAATTCGCCGTAGACTTCATCAAGAACAACTGGAAGAACCTGCTGATCATCCTAACCGGCCCATTCGCACCAGCAATCGCCATCATCACAAAGAACTGGGATCGGATCAAAGAAGGAGCGCTCGGAGCACTCAACGGTGTGAAAAACATTCTGTCCGGGGTTGGGAACGCAATCTCAAAGCCATTCGTGGATGGAATCAACAGCGCTCTGAAGTTTCTGACAGCCCTAAGAAATGGGGCAGGAACGGTCGTGAAGTCAATCATCGGATTCTTCTCACAGATGGCCAGCGGGATCGCAGCCGCAATCGCAAAAGTCCTGAAGCTCCCGGGATTCAGCACAGTAGCGAAAGTCGCAAGCTCGCTATCGGGCGCGATCGGCTTCCTACCAGGTCTGGCAACAGGAGGGCCAATGGCCGCAAACCAACCATACATTGTCGGAGAAAAAGGCCCAGAGATCGTGGTTCCAAAGTCAAATGGATACGTGCTACCAAACAACGTGCTGAACGGGTTGCTCGGAGGATCAACGGGATCAGCAGCAAACTACACGGTCAACGTCTACAACCCAGTAGCTGAAACATCAGCCGAAAGCATCCCTGCGGCATTACGAAGAGCTAACCTACTACGGAGCAACGCATGAGCTACCAAGTCATAGGCACAGAATACTTAGAAATCAACAACACGCCGATGAGCACGCCGGCATGGAGGATCCTAGACCACTCAGAGCTGAACAACGGGCCAGAACTAAGAGGATCAAACCTGACCATACCTCGACATCGAGGGCAGCTAGCTCAGATGAGGTACACAGACTCAAGAACAGTGAGTCTGCCAATCGCAATCTTCTCAGACAAGACACCATTCGGCGACAATCCATTTACAACATACGGGGTGACAACATACCGAGAAGCCCTGTTCACAAACATCCAGTGGTTGAAATCACAGCTCACATTCAACCCAACTACAGACACGAGAACTTTCACAGCCATCTTCCACCGAGGCGCGACACTGGGTGACCTGCAGGCAGAGGTTCAGCCAAGCGTCTCTCTGGACATTCAGCACATCGGACTAAACAACGCACGAGGAGTGTTGACGCTAACCTTCCCAGAAGGCGTCTGGAGAACAACAGGCAGCCTCATAACCACAACAGGAACAGTAGCTGCAAGCACAACAGCGACCTTCAACATCCAAAGCGACGCAGAGGTGCTGGACGCCACAATTCAGATCCCGGGAGCAGCAAACTCACTTACAATCCTCAACAACGCAAATGGATGCTCAATCTCTTACCCACACGCCATAACAAGCAGCGGGATAACCATCAACTGCGGGGCATACACCGCACAGGACGGGGCAACAGAAGTAGGAGGAAAGATCCTGACCACAGGAACACCTCTCTGGCTACCACTCGTGCCATACAACAACCAACTCGTAGTGACGCGCCCAGGAGGTAGCAGCGTGACAATGACATTCAGCTATCGGGGCGTTTACCTATGAGCATCTTCCTCGGCGCAACCCTCTATAACCAAGACGGCATAACTGCGATCCGTCCGCTGGTCAACAGCATCAACAAAACATTCACAGACGATCTGCGTGGGGAAGGGTCGTTCAGTCTCTCTCTTCCAGCCGAGAACGCCACCGATCTCGAAATCGGCCAGATCATCAAGTTCAGCTACGGTACAAGCTCAGCAGACTTCGTATTTGCCGGCGTAATCGAATCGCTGCGATACAACCACACGAGCGAAGAAGAAACAGTAGAAGTGGGCGGAAGAGGAATACGAAGCCTGCTAGAAGGCGCACTGATATACATCTCAAACCGCACATATACAAGCAAGACGGTCGGCTACATAATGAGCGAGCTCTTCATAGAAGCTCAAGCTCGCGGCGCCCTGACCGGAATGACGAAGACATTTACAAGCAGCGTGGACTCAGACGCAGTGTCATTTACAGTAGACCAAACGCTGACAATCGAAGAGCAGCTAGGATCCTCGCTCGCCGAAGTCGCAAACAGACATCAAGAGGTAGCCGTTGACGTGTGGGTGGCCCCAAATATGAGCTTGAACTACTACATCGAGCGTGGGGTCGATCGGCGCATTCAGGCCAACCCACTCGTGCTGCGAGTCGGCGAAAGCCTGATGTCATACACGCAGACAATCGAAGGCCCGGTCAAGAACGCAGCTCTAGTAGCATACTCAACCGCAAGCACACCAACAGAATCAACGCGTGCCGGGAGCATCTCAACATACGGCCGAAGAGAGACATTCCTGTCACTAACAAACCTTCCAGACCTCACAACCGCCGGAGTAGCGACTGAGAGAACACTAGACAACACGCAGATCCCAAGCACAGGCGCGACAATCGAGCTGTCTGACAACGGACCAAAACCCTACCTAGACTTCGGTATCGGCGACTGGATATATCTGGTCGACTTCAACGGCGAGAGAGTAGAATACCGAGTAAGAGCAATCACACTGGCAGAACAAGATGACGGATCGGTGCGGATCGTCCCCGAGCTGGGAAATGTCAAAGCAGCTCTCGAAGAAAGACTGCGCCGCCTGATCGCACGTCAAGAGGCAAAGACCGCAGCCGGATCAGCAGATGCAACAGCATCCTCAATTGACCTAACCGGACTCGGAGCAACAGGCGGCGGCGGAGCAGTGCTAGATGAGGGGACAGTGATCTCATACGACCCACTAACAAACACAGGCATGATTGACGCACCAGGAATCGACCCAGATCCGATTGAGTTCGTGAACGGAACAGGCCAATATCTGTTTCCCGGCGACATACTTGTAGTAACGCCAGTAGACGATGACAATGATCCAGGGACGCCTGACGTGATTACAGCAATCGGCATCACCGAGCGAGCAGGCACAATCACCCCAGTCACAAACCCAAGCGGCACAGTTCCATTGGACTTTCCATTCAGAACTGATAACATAGCATTCCCGGTCTCTTACGGCGGAAACAACTCAGGTGCATACTACGCACACGACCTAGCTGGCTTACTTGGCTTTGGCACCGATCTAATCATAGGCCCAAACAGCTCAGCAGCATCAGCAACAAACGCCGTCAACCGTGGAACCACTAACAGCTATCAACTCTCTGGGTCAATCGGCTACCCTCAATACTACCTACAGGGTAGCAGACTCTGGGGCACAATCCCATCCTCGACCACACCAACAAGAGTTCGGAACGCAACCACTGGTGTGTGGTCTACGATTCACGGCTCAAACAAGACCAACGACCGCTACGCATTCGACCATTCCAATCAGATTATGTGGATGTATCTACCCGGCACAACCGGCGGGCCATTCTTCAAAATGAACACAAGCGATGCCTCGCCAGTAGCTCAGGGAGACCTTGGAACTGGTCTATCAAACGCTTCCAACGCTACCATTCAGGCATTACTAGCCAACAACGGTAGAGTCCATGTCTCACAGAACAACTCACCGTTCGTTCAATGGCAAAAGAGCTCAGCGGACAGTTCGAACTTCGTCAGCACGGGCAGCATTACGACTACCATTGGATCACTATGGCACATAGGACCGGACGGAAGGCTCTGGTCCTGGTCTAACAACACAACAACCAACACAATCTGGACTACAGTCTACAACCCAGCCAACAACAGCGTAGCAACACAAGACACAGGAATCATCTGGCGTATTGCTGGTGTTCAGGTTATCGCGGTCCAACAGATGCGAGCAATCGGCTCTTCAGTGGTGGCATTCTTCGCCTCGGCAAGGCAAGACAGAGTGGTGACGGGCGGCTCAACAAGCCTTATCGAAGCGGCGGTATTCACATTCAACGGGACAGCAAACTCAAAGGTATGGAATACCACAACCGGAACACTCGATTCTCTTGCTGGAACACAGTGGTCATACCCTGTCAATACAACTGGCACCACTTGGCGCTGGTCTTACTACACAGGAAGCACAACCACCCGTCTATGGCAAATGGAGCTGACATTCGTATGAGCGACTTAGCCGCACAGATACTCGTAGCCCTAATCGGAGCCGTTCCACCAACGATCATGGCAGCTGCCGCATGGAAACGAACCAACAGATTACTCAAACCCATCGAGCAGGTCAACCGTGCCGTCAACCACAGAGATGGCGGCCAAAAGAGACTCATCGAGGTCATAGATGACATGGCCGAATCACTTGGGTCAATGAGCAGCTCAATCAACCGAGTCGAAGAAGACCTCCAAACACACCGAGCCTGGCATCAGAAAGCAGATGAGATCGATGATACATCGGACCAAGAAGAGTTCTGAGGAGCTACGAAGGCTGATGGAGCTACGCCGATCATCAGCAGCAACGCCCGTGCCCAGCAAGAAGCACTACTCTCGCAAGAAGACAAAAAATCAGCATAGGAGAACAAATGGCAACCAGGGCTAAATTGTCAGCCGCAGGCACCAAGCTGCGCTCACAGATCAACACAGCATACCCAAAGCGGGATAAGGCAAGCGACGGGTGGATCGGGGACCAGGCTCACCAAAAGACCAAGAGCGACCACAACCCGGACCCAAAAACCGGGATTGTGCGTGCCATCGACATAGACTCAGATCTAGGACCAGAGATCGATAGCTGGGAGCTCGCAGAGTCCCTACGTCAGCTGGCCAAAGCGGGAGAGAAGCGCATAGCCTACGTGATCCATAACAAGAAGATAGCCTCACCAATCCTCGGGTGGGTATGGAGGCCGTATTTGGGATCAAACCCTCACACACAGCACATTCACGTCAGCTTCACAAAGGCCGGGGACACAGATGGGACGAAGTTTGGGGCAACCATGCCCGGGAAGAAGACAAACACGCCCACGGCACGCAACGATGAGCAAGCCAAAGCCGGTCAAGCAGCACTACAGAAGGAGCTCGCGGCCATAAAGAAGGAGCAGGCAGCACTCACAGCACGCATAACAGCCCTGGAAAAGCAGATCAAGCAGGGCTAAACCAGCCTCGTGCCCGCCGCGAAGCACCTATCCAATCATGGACTGGAAAGAAGACGCAGCGTGTAAGGGCATAGGCATAGCCATCTTCTTCAACCGGCGAACGGCCGAAGAAAGACAAACGGCACTCAACCTTTGTGCGAAATGCCCGGTTCGAGAAGAATGCCTCGACTACGCACTCGATCACGAAGCCTCAACAACGCTTAGAATAGGCATCTGGGGAGGCACAATCCCGAAGGAACGCGGCAAGACAGAGAACGATACCGATGGATAAGCACAACATACCCGTCCAGGAGATCCTTATAAGATACGCGGGCAACTTCCCGATCAGCGATGACGCCATATTCAACATCCTGGAGCAGCTACAAGACGCCCAGGACCTGCCACCAAGACTACAGCCGGCAGCAGCCAGATACGCCGTAAAAGTGATCTGCGCCATACTCCCAGAGCTAGACGTAGCAAAACCCGAGGATGCCCTGACCGTCTGCGGCCTAGACGCCAGCACACACAAGTATCTAGCCGCAAGCATGATCCAGGGCGAGGGACCGTGGGCAGGGGAGATAGGACCACTGAGGATCCGAGAGCTCCTGTTCTCGATCCAGGACGGAGAATACCCAGAGGACGCCGCCCAGCGCCTAGACATAGATCCAGGGCAGATGCTTCACCTAAATCACCTCCTAGCACTTCCGGAATACTGGCACGATGAAATCCTGCAACGGGTGCTCATGGTCCGTCACGAGGGCGGAAAATGGCTCTCAATCGCTCGATTACTGAATACCTGGCGGCCCTCGATAATCCTATCCTGGGTCCGAGAGGCCAGATCGGTCGAGAAAGAGATTCGAGCTCGTGTGCGCAGATAGGGTGTCCAGGCACACTAGAAGGCATGTCCTCATACACCCCAAGCAACAAGTCCCAGCAATGGGGCGAAGGCTACATTGATGTAGCCACTCGCATCGTCGAGTTCCGCTCGAAGTTCCCAGAAGGATCACTACGCCCCTTCAACCCAGACCAGCCGGTCACAATCATCACCATCGAGGGTAAGACCTACCTCCAGTATGTAGCCTGCGCCTACCGCGATCCACACGACGCGGCACCAGGCATCGGAGTAGCCTGGGAGCCATTCCCGGGCAAGACACCATTCACCAGAGACTCAGAAGCAATGGTAGCTGAAACATCCGCCTGGGGACGCGCAATCGTGGCAACCCTAGCAGCCGATACCAAAAAAGGAATCGCATCAGCGGACGAGATTCGCGTGGCAAACGCCCGACGTGAAGCGCCAGCTAAAAGACCACAACCAGTAGAAGCACAAGACCCCTCACCTGAAGAAAGAGAACAGGCCACAAGCACAATAGACCAGGGATGGGCATCCGGCGAAGAAGAGAAGCCAGCTCGAGCTAACGCTAAACAGGTTCAGCGCATTCAGATCATGCGCCAACAAGTGCCAGCTCTACAAGATGACGAGCTGTACCACGAACGCCTGCTCAAGGCCTACGGAGTGATCTCAACGAAAGATCTAACCATCGCTCAAGCAAACGACCTTATCAAGAAGCTAGAAAAAGCAATCGAAGCGAGCAAGGCATGAGAGACGAAATCCTCACACCGGAAGAGTCTGTAGCTCGCAAAATCCGCCGCATACAAGTACTAATCGCAAACCGCACCGACCACGGAACGTTCGATGGTGATGAGGAAAGCGAACATCTAGCCTGGCTACTCGAAGAACGAGCAAGGTTAGAGGGTGAGCTGGAATCCACAAAGGATAGCGTCAGACGCCTAAGCAACATCCTACTACAAAACGCGGAGATTGACGGCGATGACCTATGACCTACAGGCCCTGGTCGAAGCATACGGTCGACCGTGGCGAGAGTTTCGCCAAACAGTTCGCACCAACTACGCACTCCTGAATCGATACAAAGACGAAGGCCTGCCTTTCTACGTAGCAGATCGGTTCGCAATGCTATGCGACTTACACCCAGTCGAAATCTGGGGGTACGAAGCATGGATCAACGGACCAGAAGCGAAAAGCGCATGCTAGAGTTTACATTCAAAGTTCCCTCACACCCGCTCTCGGAAAACGAATCACGCCGGCTCCACTGGGCCGCACGTAGTCGCAGACTGAAACCGTGGGGGATCTGCACAATGGCCGCCTATCGAGCAACCGATAAAAAGGACCGAGACACCTTACAAGGTCAGAGGATCCGTATCGAAGTGAGCATCCCGTTTTTGCGGGCTGGACGCAGAGATAGCCATAACTACGTCTCCACAGTTGTGAAGACTATCGTCGACGCCCTTATCACCGAAGGCATGGCGCCCGACGACACACCAGAATACGTTCAGGTCATAGAACCACATCTCGTGGTTAGAAAGACTCTCGACGTAGTGGTGCTCCTTACGCCCATCGGTCCGACACAAGGAGAACCAGATGTCAAAACTAACCAACTCATCAGCTGAGCAGAAGCTCGTGGGAGCCTGCCTAAACAGCGGAGAGATTCTCAACAAGATTATCGATCGGGTCGCACCAGGAGACTTCGACGACCAGAAACTAGGCACGGTGTTCAGTGCGGCAGCACGAGTCGCAACACGCGGCGACATCAACGCCCAAGCGGTGATCGAAGAGCTGAGAATCTCAATGGAGCTAGACTTCATCGGTGGGGACAAAGCAATCACCTGGCTAGCAAACCGACCAGCAAAAGATGATGAAGTTCTCGAAGCAGCAAAGATGATCCAGAACCTAGCACGCCGTCGGGATCAAGCAATAGCAGCACGTGCCGCAGCTCGCACAATCGAAGAGGGCGGAGATCCAATCGCAGAGATCGCCTTGCTGAATCAAGTAGTCACAAGCTCAGACGACGATGGCTGGACCGACCTGGCACCGATCGTAGACTCAATCATAGCAGGAACACACCACCGACTCGAACCAGAGATCTTGAAAACCTGTGCCGGCAATGCGCTGATTTACCCAGGACGACTAAACATGATCATGGGAGCACCGGAATCAATGAAGTCATGGACAGCCAAATACGCCTGCGTGCAACAGATGATGGCTGGCCTGCCGGTCATCTACATCGACTGTGAAGAATCAGACGGAATCACTTGTTCAGAGCGCATCTACGCCATCGCACTAGGGCAAGGAGTCACCAAAGAAAAGCTTATGGATTGGATGAAGGGACCGCTAGACGAGAACGGTGAAAGAGATCGCAGCAAACGACTCTTCTACTACAAAGCCGAGACCGGAGGACTAGACGGCAGATCAAGAGCACAGGTGCTCCGGCTTGTCAGAGCTCAGAAAGTATCATTCGTAGTGCTAGACGGCTTCGCAGCTGCAATGGCCTCACACAACCCGCCACTAGAAGAAGACAAAGCCAGAGACGTGAACATGTTCCTCTCAGGCAGCCTATGGCCAATCGTGAACGCAGGAGCAGGCGTTCTAGTAGTCGACCACATCGCTAAAAGCTCCGGCCATCAAGCCGCCGGTTCGTTTCAACAAAGAGGCCCCCGGGGGTCAGGAGCTAAGCTTGCCTCAATCAGCGGTGTAGCCCTACAAGCGTCAGTGGTCATAGCCGGCTCAAGCTGGACCCCAGGCAAGGTAGAGCTCTACGTATCAAAAGATAGACCCGGCAGAGTCAAGATCGTTCAGCGCAACAACAAGCGTCTGGCCGGAGTACTAGTCTCAACCCCAGACAACACCAACGGCATCGAGACAACCAAGCTGGAGCTTCTCAGCCCAGAGGAAATCGCCACACAACAAGCCGAAAAGCGCTGGGACCTTATAGCAGCAGAAAAGATATCTAGACTGCTAGTAAACACCAACGCCCCAATGTCAAAGACCGACATCAAAGAAACACTCAACGACGCCAGAAAAGCAGCCGGAGGAGCAGGATGGAGAGCAGACACGCTTGTAAAAGCGATTGACTTCCTCAGCACAAACAACTGGGTAAGGCTAGAAAAATCAGGCCGCCAGGACATGATTGAGTCACTCGTCGAGTACAAATCCGAATTCGGCGACATCCACAGCGAAGAGAAGCCGATGGGGAACCCATTCTAATGACATCAATCAGCAGCCTTACAGCCCGGCTATCGCGACCCGAATGCGAACCGCTAACACCAGAACGAGAAGCAGAACTGGGAGACCAGATGCGGATAGCCCTGGAGGAAGACGACGAGCTGGCCATCTCCCGGATCAGGGAAGAGCTAATCATGCGCCACCTCCGCCTGGTTCTCCACATCGGCAAGAAGTTCAAAACCGCCCTAGAGTGGGACGAAGTGGTGGCCGTTGGATCGCTGGCCCTCACCCACGCAGCTGGACGCTGGCACCCGGACAAGGGTCAGATGTACCCGTGGGCTGAGAGATGGATCACAACCGGACTAACCCGTGCCGTCGACGCCTCCAGATCAATCAGGATCCCACAGGGTGTGGCCTACAAAGCTGCCCTAGTGAACAAGCGACTGAACCAGGCCGAGTCAGAGCTCGGAAGACCCCTGACAGCCGAGGAGAAAGCAGAGCTCACCGGAACAGATCTAACCTTCGACGACCTGCCACAGATGAGCCGAAGCCTGGACGAGCCAAGCAACAGGTTTTCATCGTATGCCGGAGAAGGGGCAACCCGCACACTTGGAGAAGAACTAGAAGAAGAGGGCTCAGACCCCGCCGAGATCGTAGAACGAGATCAGACGATTGAGGCGGTCAGGACGGCCCTCGAAGAACTGACCGAACTTGAGAAGGAGATTATCATGAGTCGATTTGGCATCGACGACGAAAAGCGGGAGACCCTAGCCCAGCTCGGGGAGAAGCATGGAGTGACCGGGGAGGCCATGCGCCGAGTCGAGGCAACCGCACTCGCCAAGCTACGCCACCCAGCCATGCTCAACCCAATCGAGGTAGCGCGATGACCAAAATGACAACCATCGAGCTCCGCTACGATGCGCTTATCGACGAAGGCATAGACCCAAACAACCTGGTATCATACTGGGCCGAGAAGGGCGTCAAAGTGGTCTGGGGCGACCCGGGCGGATTCATGGCACACAACACAAAGCTACCAGAAGGCACCAAATACCGTGAGTGCCCTGGATGCTCAAGGAGCAAAGCCCTACACACATCTCGCTGGGAGAGGAACGTCAGAGCAAATGGCGACCTCGGCCGCTGGAAACCGGTCTGCAGGTCCTGCGCCAGAAAAGCCAAACAACGGCCATGTATGGAGTGTAAGGAAAAGAGAGACCGCGAGAGCTTCATAGGCAAATCGCGAACCTGCATCAAGTGCCGGGAAAAGCCACCTGAGCTACGAAAGAGCAAGTGCACCAAGTGCCGCAAGAGAAAGCCAGGAAACAAGTTCGCCCTCACAAAAACTGGACGCTTCAACAGCTGGTGCCACGACTGCGTGGGCAAGGCATCCCTGGCCGGGGTCATGGAGAAGTACCACGCCTCTTCCAAGAGCTGCCGAGACTGCCAGGAGACCAAGCCCCGATCTGAGTTCCCAGTGGTAGACTCCAAGAGAAGCCATTTCTGTAACCCCTGCTATCAAGCCCGCGTGACAGCCACAGAGAGAACCTGCACCTCATGCAAGACCACCCGGCCGATTGAACGCTTCCACAGGCACAAACAGGGACCAGCTCAGCTAGGATCCATCTGCGCCGACTGTAACAACAGGGTCACCCAGATCAAGGAAAGCCGCAGAAAAGCCCGGGAAAGAGCACAAAAAGATGAGCAAGCCAAACGGGGTGTTTCGGACAAAAAGGGGCTCTGACCAGGACTTTTACCGTCGAATCATCTTGAAAAGGAGACGACTCGCAACCACGAAACGTGGCACCCCGTATTGGGGTTGCGGTGATTGCTAAACCAGCGAGGGCGCGCACAGTATGTAGCGTAGGGAGCCGACCAACCCTCAAGAGGAACGACAATGACCGACCAAGAGCTAGACAACACAGCAGACCAGCTGGCACGCCTACAGCGTAGCCGCCACGAGAAGAAAGCCCAGGCTGCGCAGAGTGCGAACTCAGGGCAACCAGAAGGCATCGAACACTTCGTGGGTATCCGCGAGTCAGACAAGAACGCTCACAAGAGCAACGGAGCACAAGCCAGCGAGTTCACGCTGATGGCAGAACACACGCTCGACCGATCTGACGTCAAAATACTTCCGGGAGCTCAGACCATCCGATCGATGGCAGCAGACCTAGTAGGCAACGACGGCAAAGCACAGGATCTACGAGAGCAGATCGGAGCGGTCGCAGTATACGAAGACCACATCCTGGTCGGCTACAAGATTGTGATCGAGAACACACTTTACCTGCTCAGCCTCTACTCAGCAGCAAAGGTCAAGATCAAAGAAACAGGCGGCCTGGTCGGAATGGATAACGCCTACAGTCTCGCGGTGGCTCGTCTGGTCAACCAGCACCAAATCAAAGTACTACACGTCGGCCCCTTCCACCGCCTGGTCCGTCACCAGAAAGCGATGCACGATCTCCTAGTCGCACTAGGACGCAACAAGACAAGAGTGATCGCGGACGGCACCGACCTCGACATGGGAACAGACAACGGTCAAGACATGTTCCGAATCAACGCGCTCGCCGGCGAAAAGCAATACATCGGAGCAGTCGCGGGACTAACAAACGGATGGCACGGACGACTCGACCGAGGCCAGTGGCCAAAGAGCGAAGGCCAGCTCCCAGCGATCGGCTACAAGTTCCGAGGCGAGAACGACCCGACCCCGATCCCTGATCTAGACAAGATCCAGATGATCCGAGACATCATCACCTGGGCCGGAGACGAGAGCCTAAGCGACTACGACATCGCCGAGAAGATCGCCAAGACCTACGGCTGGGTCAGCGATGTGAAGAAGAGCCGCAAGAACCAAGAAGCAGCTCAGATCACAGACCTGAAGTATCCAGAGACGGCAGTAAGAAACCTCCTCAAGCGCGGACTCCCACTCTGGGCGACCGGCAGCTACGCCTTCAAGACCGGAGTGCCATACCACCTAGAATCAGGCAAGCTACGCCCAAGCTCACAGGAGCGCATGGAGCAGCTGGACCAGGACACCCGCCAAGTCACCTACGACGTGAGCTTCCACCACGAACTGCTCCCAGGCGGAGAGTGGATCGACCAGGCCTCAATCGCCAAAGCCATCAAGCGACTCACCGAGAGAGAAGAGAAGAACCAGGGCCGCGCAGCCTCGAATACGGATCGCAAACCACTAAGCTCGGTAGCAGAATGGAGCGCCGAGGGCACGCAGCACGCACTCTCAGCAAGAGACAGCCACAACTACATCCTGATCAGCCGAGACGAAAGCCTAGCAAAGAACCCGGACGGAACCTACAACGGGTGGCACGATGAGGACCGAAACGTCCTAGCGGTGCTAAACCCCGAGGAGACCCACAAGGCGCTCGCAGAGGCGCTCATCGAGGCCATAAGCGAAACCGGCATGAACTGGACCCGGATCGGCAACACCACGGTAGAAGACTCAGCAGCCCTAGAGGACTCAAAGAGGATCGACCAGCTGGCCCAGGAATCAATCAAGATCGAGAAGGAGATCCTGAACGCAGAGTTCGACTACCAGCTCGCCCGAGAAACAGGCAGCATCGAGACGGCGAAGAACCGCATTGTCCTGATCGAGAAGCTACGCAAAGACCAAACTGCGATCCAAGAGCGTGTAGCACAAGCCCAGAGCGCGGCCACAGCCCAGCGCCTCCTGAGCAGCGAAGCAAAGATCGACGCAGGATCGGTGGTCGCCACACTAGCCGCCCTAGCAAAGACACAAAACCAAGCCCCGGCTAAACTCAACCACCTGATGCGTCAGATCCTAACCGGAATGACACTAGAGGTCGCAGAGAACGGACTGACCGTCAAGATCACAACCAAGATCAAGGTCGAGACGACAGACGGAACGATCATACTAGGCCCGGTCAGCACAAGCGTCACAAACAAGCGCCGCGAACTGAAGACAGCCCGGTCATCAACCCTACTCGAAGACTTCCTGGCAAACGGCCTAAGCCTCGACGAAGCGATGATCAAGGTCGGCTACAAAGACCGCGAGTTCGCACGAGCACGACTACACCAACAGCTCAAAGATGCCGACGTGATACCTACCAAAGGACTACGCTCAGCAATCGTCGACTGCCCGATCGTGGAGCTCCGCCAGGTCATCTGGGCGATCATCCAGGCAAAGCGAACAGGAAAGACCTTCCGAGTGCCAAAGGGAATCAACCCAGCCTACGCAGCTCACATCCGCAGCGTCTACACGGACAAAGGAATGAACTGGAACTCTAGCTGGGCATCAGACAACCCAGAGCATAGCAGAAACGCTATCGAGCTCCTCCAGCGCAACGACCTGGAAAACGGAATGCGATGGGACGAGATCCTGCCAGCAGTAGCTGCAGGACTAACAGGAGGATCAACAAGAGGCATAGAAGAAGAGCTGGTGCGAGGTAAGGGCAAGCAAAGCGCAGCCACCGCTAAGCACACAAGAATCGCCTACGAGCCGGTACTCGAGCGCGACGAGAAGTGGGATCGACACAACAAGAACCGCATGGTCTGGATCCGCAAGTGCTCACACTGCGACACCAGAACCCTCACCCACATCCTCCGAGTGCCGGAGATCCCAGGCGGCCTGATCTGCACAACCTGCCGCAAAGCCCCAGAGCTGCCAACCATCACCTTCGGGCCGGAATACGGCAAAATCTGGAACGGGCCACGCACACTAGGCAAGGGCAAGAGCCAGGCCTGGAGCACAGGAACCACAACAGCCTAACCCTTGCAAGCCGAGGGCACGCACCAACGGTACTAGGAGACCCCGCATGGGATCACTGACCGCAGGAGTGCCACATGAAGCTGATCGAACACGCAACACCAATACGAGTGCCGGGCATCCGTGAGCTCTTCGAATACTACATGACCAAGAGTCAAAAGGCTCTGATCAACATAGCGTTCGACCAAGAGAAGACACAGGAGCTACAGATCGAAGAGTTGGAAGAAGCAAACCCAGAGCACAACTTACAGTATGACACGCATAACCAATCAAGAGCGGTGGAACCGCCGCGCAACCCTGACGACCAGCATTGAACCAATCGCAGAACTACCACTAGCTGATAAAAGCCAAGACTGCGTAGACGGATCGTGTGACTGTAACACAGAGGACGAAAGCGCAGAATAAGTGCGGTCAAGACGAAGGCCCCCGGAGAATATCCAGGGGCCTTCGTCATTCTCTAGCGAATGCTAAGCATTGACGCCAAAGCGATCGTCGTTCGGATCTAGCGCAGTAATGATAAGCGGCAGCACAGCTGCAACTCCGGCGCTAACATAAGTGCGTAGGTCGCTGAAATCGACTGCGAAGAGATCGGCGCCGTTCGATAGAAACAGACCGAAGACCGTAGCAGCAAAAACCTTGACGTAGCTCTTGATTGCGTTGATAGCTTGGATTGACATTCTCACCTCCTTAGTGTGCGGGCAGAGACCGTCTCCAACACGACGGCCGTGGTTACAGGTGGCACAGAGAAGCTGGTAGCGATCACGCGGCCAAAAGCCGGTAGCTCGCCATTCCCTGCGAATCAAACGAATGGTTACATTCGTATTGCTATCACGACGATGAGCAGTGCCCCCGCCGTGAATGTGGTCGAACACGAGCGCCCAACTCCGCTTCTCGCCGCAGCAGACGCAGATTGGCTTACCGCCCGCAATGCCAATCATCGTCTCTGTCCGAAGGCGACGGCGTGATTCTGCGGAGTCGGGCATAACCAGACCTGTGTTAGATCCCGGGCACAGACACGCGCCGAGGGCACGCAGGACCGGGCGTATGTTCCAAGTGAAACACCCGGCACGATAGAGAGCATGAAAACGATCTCAGTCAAAGAAGCCATGTGGCGCACAGGAACGACGCTGAGCAGGGAACGGTTCATCCGGCTCTGCGAGGACATGGGAGCATACGAGGAGGGGCGAGTCAACCTCCAGGCCTTCTACGGAGCACACGTGCCAATCACCAAACCCCCAAAGATCAGGATCATGGGAACCGTAAACCTATAGCAGAGCGCCCCCAGCACGCAGCACACAAAGAAACAAGCGCTCTGGGATTGCCATGCCAGGGGCACCCGACCACCATTCTAAGCATGAAGCGAACCGCCATCGCCCTCGGCGCAGCCACGATCATGAACCTCGTGGGAGCGCCCTCAACCGGGCAAGCAGCAGCAATACCGACACTGACACCCAAGCAATACGCCAAAAACGCCTCAGACGGCCTCTGGAGGCCCGCAGAGTGGCAATGCCTGGAAGAGCTCTGGCACAGGGAGAGCAGATGGAACCCAAAGGCCGACAACCCCAGGTCGAGCGCCTACGGCATACCCCAGATCCTGGGGCTCGACGAGAGACTAAGCCCCTTCCAGCAGATCGACGCGGGGATCCGATACCTGCTCCACAGACACGAGACCCCATGCCGGGCGCTCTCGTTTCACAACAAACGAGGGTGGTACTAGAAACCGCCTGGCATCAACGCCCCCAGCGCCGACGGTATACGGCAGAAGGAAAACCAAACACCAAAGGAGAAACACATGAAAGACAGACTGCACCTGATGAACCAGCTCACGGACATCATCTACTACCAGATCAAAACAGAAGGTGGTAAGAACGAGGGAGAGCGAATCCTAGCAAGGGACATAGCCGGCGACACACTGAAGGCGATCGAGAAACTACACGGAGTATACAAAGCCCTAGACCAAGAAAGCCAGGCAGCCTACATAGAGGCGCGAAAGAACAACCAGATGTAAAAAGCTGAAGATAAAGAACAGCCCCGCCGGACTTCTCCCCGGCGGGGCTTCATCATTAGGTCCGAGGCTTCGGGGGCTTCGGGTTATCGGTGGAATAAAAGCCACCACCTTTGAAGACAGCGTTCGGCGAGCTGTAGATCCGCTGAGCAGGATTGCCACAAGCAGCACACTTCACCTGAACGTCACGATCCTCGATGGGGCGGCTCGCAACCGTGAGCTCGTTGCAGAGCATACAGCGATACTCGTAGTTAGGCATCGGAAACCTCCACATCAACGTCAGCGCAAGCTGCGCAGAACATCTTACCTTGCACGGGCTTGGTCTCGCCACACATAGAGCAGAGCACATCTCCGCCACGACACTTACAAGGGTGCCAATACTCACAGCACATCAGACAACCTCCTTCTTCCGGCGCTTACGCTTGAATACATCAGGGTCTGAAAGCTCAGCCTTCGGAACACGGACAACGATCGTAGGATCCTTGATCTGATAAAGCAGGATGAGATCACCAGTGGCCTTGTCGTAGTACTTCGCGGCAAGCTGGGCCTCACCATTCTTCGGAGGATAACGTCTAGGCTTGCGCGGCATCAGGCACCTCCAACAAAAGCTCAGCAGTGGTCACCGCATCATCGAAAGAACCAATGAAACCGTCAACCAAAAGAGTCTCTACAACCTCGGCAACACGAGCAGGAAGAGCCTCGAGACGAGGAACAAACTCCTCCGCATGCTGAAAGATAGCAAACTCATCGATGCCGTTCTCAACAAGGATACGCATCTCCCCAACCTTTATAATCTGGGTACGAATCTTGGTACACCCATTAGGATGCCAGGCGGTCTGACACTTGCTCATAGCTCACCCTCAATCGGTGCAATCTTCTTGGCAACGGTAGCACGACGGCTCTGACCCTCAGGGCGCAGGAGATCACGAAGAGCTCCCTCGGTAATCCCTAGACGGCTGGCGGCCTTGCGGATGGACAAGCCCTCGGCTTGCCACTGAGTAACAGCAGAACGCACACGGGATCTATAAGCAGCGGCTGCTTGATCGGCGGTGGCCCGGGATGCAATCATCGAAGCTCGGGCAAGCTTCACTTCATCAACTGGATCGGTCATGACTCAAAGTGTGCCTGGCCCTGGGCACGCGGCACACGATCCTAGCGAGAAGGAAAGTACAGCTGCATCAAGACGGTGCCGGCAATGGCAACGATCCAGAGCACAACCTTCAACAGGAGCTCGAGTCTTTCATAAGGCTGGTTCATCAGGCGCTTCAACATACCCAGAACAGTGAGCGCCAGCCCCCACAAAGCACATAGGTAAGACCGGGAATATGAATGAGGTTCGCGCCCCCAGCGCGGAACGTCACGGGAATGTCACGGGAATGTCAAACCCTATCACGCCCCCAACGCGCACGCGTTCCCACGCAGGGATTACCCTCTCGGCCGTTGACATTCCCACATTCCCCCAGTCCCGAAGGGACGGGGGAACTGTGAGGAATGGGAACGCGAGGTCATCCCCAGGGACAGGGAAACGGAATAGCATTCCCAGAGATTCCCACCCCCCCAGGTACATACCCCCCACCACAGAACCCCCCCACCCTAAGATCACAAGGCCCCCCGATCCAAACAAAGCACCCCCCAGGGTCATACCCCCCCGGGGCTAGGCAACCCCCCAAGATGCGTGCCCACCCCCCAGCACCTATCCCAGCATGCCAATGAAACCACACACAAGATGCACCGAACCGGGATGCCCGGAGCTGGTGTCAGGAGCGAGATGCACAGAGCATCAGAAGCAGAGAGAGAAGGCTCGAGTAGAGCGTGAGGTCTGGAGAGACTACGGACCACAGTGGAAACACATCAGACGCAGGGTGCTCAGAGCTGAGCCGAACTGCAGGATGTGTGGAGAAGAGGCAACAGAAGTGGACCACATAGTATCCCTCAAAGAAGGCGGGACTCACGACCTGGAGAACCTAAGACCCCTCTGTAAATCGTGCCACTCTCGCAGAACTTACTACGACACGCTTGGTCGGGAAAAATAAAAAGCTCAGCGCAAAAAAAATCGCAGAAAAAAAATAAAAAGGGGAAGGGGGGTCAAAATTGTGAAATGATTTTCGCGCAATACCGCGCCCGAGGCTCGGCGCGTGAAATGACGAGTTAGAGTGGAAATGTCACCACCCCTGAGCACAGGTCAGGCCATGACCACAACACCAGAGCAGGAAACGGCCAAAGCTGCCGGGGCTGGAAAGCCAAAGACACAAGGCATCGCCGAGCAACTCAAATCACTGGCGGTCCCACTAGAGAACATTGAACTCCTCCCAGGCAACCCTCGCAAGGGTGACGTCAAATCAGTCGCCAAGAGCTACGAGACCTTCGGGCAACGCAAACCGATCGTAGTCAAGCTCACCGGCAAAAACGACAACGGGCAGACTGGCGTCGTGATCGCAGGAAACCACCAGCTCCAAGCAGCGAGGCTTCTTGGCTGGACGCACATCGCAGCAATCTTCGTCGAGGACGATGAAGACACGGCCAAAGCCTACGCGCTCGCAGATAACAGAACAGCAGAGCTTGGCGGATACGACGCAGCAGCTCTCGAAAAGCTTGTAGAAGAACTACGCGAAAACAACCCAGACTTACTTGGAGCAACAGGCTGGACAGATGACGATCTAGCAGAGATCATTGGCGGCAGCCTCAGCAAAGATCCAAAAGCATCAGACGACAAAGTGCCACCAGTGCCAAAGAACATCACAAGCAAGCAAGGCGACATCTGGACATTGGGCCGACACAGGCTGATCTGTGGAGACAGCACAAAATCAGAGACATACGAAAAGCTACTCGGCAAAGAAAAAGCCGAAATGCTATTCACCGATCCACCCTGGAACGTGAACATCGGCGCGAAGGACAGCAAAGGCCGAGGTATCCTCAATGACAACATGGAAGACGGAGAGTGGACCAAGTTCATCGAGAGCTTCACCGTCCAGTTCAAGAACTACACCAAACCCGGAGCACCGGCATACGTGGTCATGGGAACAAACGAATGGCCATCACTGGATCGATCGATGCGCAAAGCAGGCTTCCACTGGAGCTGCACAATCATCTGGGTAAAGGATCGCTTCGTGCTTGGACGAAAAGACTACCACGCACAATACGAACCAATGTGGATGGGACACAACGGACCATTCTCACCAATCTGGTATGGATGGAACGACGACGCGGCAAGACTAGCCGCGATCCTAGATCGAACACAAAGTGACGTCTGGCTAGTAGACCGCCCATC